CCCCCCTCAAAAAAACATAAAAAAATATAGCATTTTAAGCTATGTAAAAAACATAATGGTGTCACAATGTAAATTTATAACGAACTATTCTGTCACGTATTATGATGTCCGATATTTTTTTTTAAAAATAACATATCTAAAAAAAACATAAAAAACATAAAAAAACATAAAAAACATAAAAAAACATAACTTTAGTAATCAATATAAAAATATTTTATATTTTGACTATATAAAAGAATGCCAGAGTACAGATGCGAATGCTGTCATTATTCAACAAAATTAAAGGGAGATTATCAAAGACACCTCCGAACATCCAAGCACAAAAAATATAGCTCAAATATAGCATTATATAGCAATGACATAGCATTTAATAGCCCTAATATAGCATTTTTGGAAGAAAACCCCGCACCAAATTCGCTTTACGAATGTAAATATTGTAAAAAAGTTTTACAGCATCAATCGTCTCTATCTAGACACATCAAATATTCATGCAAGCAAAACAAGGATGAAGATTTGAAGGAATTAGCACGATTGTTTAACGAAAAGGAAAAAAAGATGAATACCAATGACAGCGAATTGATTCAACAAATGCAAAAAATGCAAAAACAGATCGATAAATTGACCAACAAATTACAGATCCAAAATATCAACAAAGGCACGGTGAATAATACCAACAATACGATTAATATTCAATTACTCAATCATTCCGATACGGATTATAGCCACCTTACCCCCAAAGATTACCTCACTTGTATTAAAAATTGTAATTATTGTGTGAAAAGTTTGATTGAAAAAGTGCATTTCAATCCCGAAAAGCCGGAAAATATGAATATCTTTTTATCAAACATCAAAGGGAATTATGTCATGGTCTATAAAGACAATGAATGGCAAATACGAAACAAACAAAGACAAATCGATGATCTTTATGATTCCAATGAATTCGTATTAGAAACTTGGTATGATGAGTATAAAGAAAAATATCCTCATATTATCAACTCGTTTCAGAAATATTTAAAAAATAAAGATGAAGATGTTGTATTGAATAGAGTGAAAGATGAAATACTTATGATGTTGTATAATAACCGAAGAATGATTCCAAGTGAGTGAATTATTGATTTATTTGTATCGGTAATACGTTTGAAAATAAAACCGTTTTTGGACCTTTTAAATTGTGAACTTGTGATAAATTGTTTAAAAAAGAAATACTATGTATATAGAATGAATGAAAAATTGATTTTAAATAATGAAGTCCAGAAATCATCACATAATATGAAAAAAAACAATTCAAACGGATTGGATCAGTTTTACACGAAACCGGATATAGCATTGAAGTGTTATCATAAACTACAAGAATTAACCAACATTCATGACTATGATACACATTTAGAACCCAGTGCCGGTTCAGGATCATTTTATGACCTTATGGACGAAACCAAACGTGTTGGCTTGGATATAGATCCTCAAAAAGAGGGGATCGTTCAAATGGATTTCTTTCAGTATCAACCCATTGAAGGAAACCGCTACTTAACCATTGGGAACCCTCCTTTCGGTAGAGTCTCGTCTTTGGCGGTCCAGTTCTTCAATAAAAGTGCCGAATTCTCGGATTGTATTGCGTTTATCATACCCAGGACATTCAAACGAGTAAGTATTCAAAACAAATTGGATTTGAATTTCAAACTTATATACAACGAAGATCTTCCCATTCGCCCTTGTTGTTTTACTCCAAACATGACCGCCAAATGTTGTTTTCAAATATGGATAAAGACGGAAGAAAAACGGCAAGTGGTTGAATATAAAAAAAGCCATCCCGATTTCACGTTCATGAAACATGGTCCAAAAGATCACCACAATCAACCTACTCCACCAACCAATGCGGATTTTGCATTGAAAGCTTATGGCAGCCATTGCGGCGAAATCGTTGATACAGATTTAGATACATTGAGACCAAAAAGTTGGCATTGGATACGTTCTAATATAGATGTGAATACATTAAAAAAAAGATTCAAACAATTGGATTATTCAATGTCGGAAGATACGGTGAGACAAGATAGCCTTGGTCAACAAGAATTGATCTATTTGTATATATTGAAATTTGATGAATAATAATCTATTCGCAAACAAAAGTTAAAAGTTATCAGCATGGTATTCAACCTCATATTGTAGTAGCTCATTCCAGAGCTTCGCACTTTTTCCACTTGTTGCGTTGGGATTACACCGCAAAGCATATTCAAGATTGTGACCACGCAGAGTCTCCATTGTAATAGGACCATTCATCTCGATCGTTCCATGAGCGTAGCCGCCATATTTCACTACCATATTATATACGGCTTCGGAAGGAACTTTGAAAATATGAGCTTTTCCTAAATTTACATTTGCATACATGTTATATGCTATGAAGATATAAAACTGTACATCGTGATCAACCCTGATTTGAACGAAGTTTATTCTTGAATTTTTTGCGTGTATTGATATCTTTATTTCATAATTGATGCCATTCTTTCGGCCATCACCACTTGTTTCATTCAAGGGTGGTCCAATACCCAAATCTTCTCTACACATCCTCTCTGTATGAGTAGATTGTGGTGTCAAATACTTGCGAGCCAAAATACATTTACCAGTTAACATCAGTTGCATGTTTATTTCATCCATGATTTCTTGTATCGTTTTTATTGGCGCTCTCATTTCGTCCACCAAAGATCGCAGATATTGTTCGTTGGTTGTGTTTTCCATAGCCTTATAATCCGAAAAATAGATACTCATTCAATTCAATTTTATCTCCTCTCCCCTTCAAGTCAGTTATTGAACGCCTTTATAGGTTTTCATGCGTCTTTGGGACGATTTATGTTGTTTATGTTTCATGGTTTTCTTGTTAAATCGTTCCTTATGGCCGTATTTTGAATACATGGCAATGGGTGTATCAGAAGAGAACCAACGAATATACACATATGGATCATATTGCGGAAATTCTGAGTGAATATCCACTTTAATGCGATACACAACGTGACCGTTTATATGATATGCGTTTGTAACTGTTTTACGTGTTGTATCCCGATACATTTCATCTATCATGTTGCCCGGTGGCAGAACACACCGACACAACGGGCACAAAGGAGTTTCGCAAGTATTACGCAATTCTTCAATACAATTTGCATGAAACGAATGCGAACAAGGAAAGGTAACACACTTGTCATTTTTCAAATTTTCCAAACAAATCGCACACTTGTCGCAAGAAGACTTCATATGTAGATATAGATTCATATATCTACATATTTTTGATTTCAATTTTATCATTTAAAAGCCATTTTTATAGAATTTATACATTCTGTTTAGTAATATAAGCACTACAACTACACCAACAACATTAACATATCCAAGATTACAGAAATAGTTAAATATTAATGTGAAAATGACAGTAAGAGCGACAACTACAAGTAAGAAGATAAGTAAAAGATGATTGACATTTGTGGATTTTTTCTTTTTATTGCGTCGCAATCGTTTTTGTAAAACTTTCTTTAATTGGCCGGTACATAATCCAAGAGACGTCAATATTAAGATTACCACAAAATAGGCTTGCGCCGGAGTACACATACTTTTGAGAAAGTCGAGCATTTATACTTATAGATAAGAAAAAAATTGAATCGAATAAACATTCATTATCTATTTATAAATTAGTATGTGTGTTAATATTCCTACTGAATTGATTTCCTTAATCTGCGACTATGGATACTCTTTGTCCTTTCGAACATTGAATAAGAAATATCATAAACAGAAAACAGAAGAACTCCAAGAAAAATACAAAAAACAATTCACACAAATCAACTATTTGAAAAGTGTATTGGTTCGCGTAGATTATAACGCACTTCGAGTCTATTTTCCACCTAAAAAGGATTACTCCAATACCTGGGAAAAATATGTGTTTCAACAATGCGATGGATATACGGAAAAAGGAAGTCGTTGTAAGCGCAAGTGTAAAGTATCTTTGATAAAAACAGAACTCACAACAAGTCCATATATATTTTGCCACGATCATACTTTTTATGCAAATAAGCTTGTATACAATGATGCTCCTCCAAGTATGATCCATTATTTACGAAGTCAACAATATGCCTGTGTTAAAAAACAATTATCATCTAAAGTAAATCTTTGGGAAGATCTATTTCATGAAAAATCCCATACTATGGTACCTATTACAAAGGATAGAAAAGATGGAACGTATACTATAAAATGTACGAACATTCAAGTCGGAGATAAACTATGGCATTATACCAACCGATATATTGTGATTTATGCCGAAAATAATATTGCACGAATCCGAGCATACATTCCCAATTTTACATAATGGATCACTACCCCCTTGAAGAAAAAACAACTAAAATTGAAACCTTTTTTATTCCATATTACACCGCAATACCTTTTCATTATGAGCCATTTCAAACCAAATCAAATTTGGGATTTCCGCCGCACTACCAATACCATTTGTTTCAATCACATAGATGGCAATGAGAGTTGCGTTGTCACCATAACTGTAAAAATGACAAAGGACAACGCATTTGATATCACCTATAAGAATAGTTATGTTGGACCGAATAAACAAAATGCGAAAAAATGTCACCCGTTATACTCTAAATCTAAATACCATAAAGATGATACCATGTTGGAAGGTCTATTTGCCATCGCAAACCCAGCCACATATCAAATGATTCAATGTTTGATGTGTGACGATGGCGACAAGGAAATATTTGAAACGGGTTGTCGTCCCTATAGTGAATATTGTGGCGAAATGATGCGCGCATTGTGTGAATTAGAAGTCTAGTAAGATTGGATTCCATTTTTCTGCCATTTGAGTTTCATATATTCCACAAGGACGATACACATTTTCAACCGACTCTCGGTAAATCAAATACAATAAAAACCAAGAACGTAAATACCCCCTTATTTTTTGTCGAGTTTTTATTCTTTTTTCTACATAATCAATCGTTTTCAATGCGTAATAATGAATCCAAAAGAAACACCAAGGTTCGTATAACATAAAATAATCTTTATCGCCTTCAATCCATTGGTACAGTGTACTATAGGTCTCTGTATTACTTAACAACTCTATTTTCGATTTATCCATTCCACAATTGTACCATATATGTAGTAATACATCATATGTAGCACATTGTACTCCATAAAAAGACGCGTTCATATACAACATATACAAACATCTATTTAATTCCATTCTTCAAAAAGATCAACCCGACCTTGTCGCAAATACGTTTTATCTAGTCTAAAAATATCTTCCTTTTTTTTGTTGGATATTAGAATCACGATCATAAAAGGAAACAAACCATATGATATTTTATCCAAGAACTGATTCCAAGTGATCTTATCATGCACCTCGGACTTAAAATGTTTATGGTTTGGTATTTCTTTATGGTGTATTTTTTCAATCAATATATCCACTTCATCCAATACCAAAATGAGTGGTTTATTGGGTGATATTTTTTTGGCCCGATTGTATACGAAGTTCAAGGAACTTCCTGGATCACTTGGGTCGTATTGATCCATCAAATAACAATTCAACCTTTGAGCCATTAAATACGCAAAAAAAGTCTTTCCTTTTCCCGGGGGTCCATTCAAAAAGATCTTGCAATAATTTTGAGTTTTATAAAAATCCATGATTTTACAAAACAATTTTGTTTGATACTCAAACCATTGAACATCATGAAATTTGGATAAATTAATATTACGTTCATTGATATAGGTGTCTCCAAACGCACCCGACGAAGAAAGATACGATATGGAATTTTGTTCCAAGAGAGCATCACAACTGTTTTCTATTTCATCGCAATGTATCTTGGGAATATGGTCGTCGTTTAAGGATATTTCTTGTTTGGTATAATTTTCATGCAACAAATCATTTAAGGTCGTTTCTTTGCAAAATAGAAACAAATTAGAATAATCACTATTGTCATGTATATAAATAAAATATTGAGGAAACCATTTCTTTTCCACGACAAAATGAAGTGGGTCTTTGTTGTCGTCATAATGATAACAATAATAGTTCTTCAAATTTTTCATGATTTTAAGACGATTTTCTTTATTTGAAAGGTTGTATATGTTATAGGAAAAGAGAACATGCAACAGAAATTGAAAGAGGGGAATGAGGTTTGCGATAATTTGATTCATATGGATCATCGACGCCATGAGAATACACCATTGTGGAAAGGAATTGTATGAATGATTGGTTGTTTCCAACATGTAAATTGCTTGATTTATATATATTTAAATCTTTAAACGTATATAAATATTACAATCTAGATCATATATGTACCAAAAAAATACTATCCATCGTCTTTTGGTGGAACAATTTGTTCCATATGTGTATTTGGATTCGCAAACATTGGTTAAATTGAATAACGAACATTATCCAAAAAAAGAACAAATCTTATCTTTATTGTGGAAATCATGCGACAAAGGACATATTCATTGTTGTAAATCTTTTCAAGAACAAATTCCATTACCGAAAGAAATATTTCAAGAGATTCGTAGTTTTTTATATCAAGATGACGACAATATATCCGTGGTTTATGCGCGCTTGTTTTGGAATTCCATGTATATCGATCAACTCATGGATAAAATAGCATATTATGAATACGAAGATTGGATATTACATAGTACCTATAAAGTGCTTCACAAAGAAACCGAAAAATTGCGCATAAAAAAGCTCAGAGAAGCTTTGGATCTTTATGAAGAAGAAAATGCGATTTTGAAATTGCGACTATAGAGGGAAAGGAGTCAGTATTTGGAACAATAGTCTTTCCACGTGAATTGTGGAGAATCTTGCATCCAGTTTTTGTATTCTTTATAGGTAAAGCGTTGTTTTTCCAATGGATTTGAAACAATGAAGGATTCTTTCTTCTTGGAAACATTGTCTTCTAGAAGAATGCGGTATTTCATAACTTGTTGGTCAAAATGACCGAATGTGAACGAATTCATATATATATTAATTAAAATGAAATCTTTAATTTAAAATAATTAATATAAATTAAAATAGATATATTCATTATACCTATGTCAGCTAATGTTTATTACACGATAGATTTATCAGGAAGTTCTGCAAAAAATTTAATCGAAAAATCAGGAACTGATATAAAAATAGTTACAGATACACTACAAATCTCTGGTTATATTGGAGAAATAAAATTATGGGCAGGGGCTACTATCCCGGATGGATTTTTATTATGCGATGGTAGTGCAAAATTAAGAACTAACTATAAAACATTAGCAGTCGCATTAGGTTATACAAGTGGCACCAATTTTTATCTACCTGATTTAAGAAACACAATGTTGAAATATAAATCTGGTGAGAGTAGTTATTACAATTTTGCAAGCGGTAGTAGCGACACTATTAGTGTAAACCAATTGCCGTCTCATAGTCATACTAATTACACCGATAATACAAACAACGCTGATAGCCCCTTAAACTGTCAATTTAATGTTAGTAATTTAGGACATTATCATAAGGTTAATAATACTACATCACATAATCACACTAGAAGTGTTGGATTCGAGAATATTAATTTACAGCCTCAAGGCACAGATCATCACCATTCATTAACGAAACGAAAATCAAGTGTTAATACTTTTGCCGGGACTGGGAACACTGGATTGATGACAGATATAAATAATAAATGGGGTCTTAATAATTCACACGAACGGTGGGGTACTATGTATGTAAGAGTAGCACAGGGGGGTGATGGTAATGATTTTACAAGAAATTTCTTCGGAATAGGACCAAACAATGCAGAATTTCATACAACTTCCGTTCATAGACCACAACATATTCATTCTATAGATAATAACGTTCAATATAATACATCCACATCTACGCCTACTTCCCATCGTCATACTATTAATGCTAATACAAATACAGGTAATAATTCAAATGGAGCTTACACTTGTGGCAATGCAAATGCAGATACGGGATTTAATTATAATTTAAATACAAATAGTATTAATCATTCACATAGTGCGACTAATAATGGTAATGCAAGTTTTTCTCAAAACAGTCAAGTCGACTATGTTTTAGAATATTATAATATAAAATATATTATTCGTTATAAATAATGATATAGAATTAATATATATGTTATATAATGTCAACTACATCAACTACATTCACCTATAGTAATCATATTGTTGTAGATGCGTCAACTAACGTTGACATAAGTTGTCATCATATACATTGTTCTAGTTATATTGGAGAAATTAAAATATGGTATAGTGAAAGTTCAATACCGGATGGATTTTTATTATGCGATGGTAGTCTATGTAATGTAACTGCCTATCCCGCGTTAGCAGCCGCATTAGGTCATACAAGTGGCAATTTTTATCTACCTGATTTTAAAGACTATTTTATTCGTGGTAGGGGTACAAATAACACTGACTATAGTGATTTATCTTTTGGGTCTGATACATTAACTTCAAATCATTTACCAAAACATAGTCTTAATATAACGGGTATTAGTTTACAAAACACGCGCACAAACAATTATATTAAAATTAATCATAATCATAGTTCTACTACATCCGCTCATACACATCCTGTGCGTCATACTCATAATCATGGTTCGGTTCAATTTAACACTCCTACAGTTAGTGATGTATCCCATAGTCATACCTATACTGTTTGGAAATCAGAACATAATATTCCTGGTGGTAGTAGTTATAACACCGCAGATATATTTGAATGGAACATCAATGGAGATGGCGCCAACGGACAGGGTGGTGGTACGGCATTGTTTAGTGGAATGCAATATTATCAAAGATATCCTGATCATGCTGTCGGTAACTATACGGTCAACGCTTCGCCCGGATGGAATGACCGTAACAACAACAAACCTTGGAACGTTATAAGAGATGCCATCTTTGAAAATTGGAGCAGCTCTAATATTAATGGTAATCATGTCGTTCCCAAGAAGAGCGCCAATGACTATTGGGGTGGTGTTGATTTGGTTCATTCCAGTGATGCAGCTGAATTTTTTGGAGGGGCCAACCATGGGTACTACAGAGACAACGATGCCCCTCCATTTAACATTTTTAGACATACTCATAGTTTGATTAATGGAAACATTGGAGCTTTAACCGATGCCACCGAAAATAGCGAGAACAGTAGCAACGGCGGTCATAGTCATTCATTTAATCATAGTAATGCAAGTATGAGTGTTGGTAATAGCAGTCTGATTATAAACTCAAATACGAACAGCAACAATACAACTCAGAGTGCGAGTATCACTGGGTCATCGAACAAATCTCATTCTCATTCGTATACTATTACCGTTAATAGTAATATTTTAAATAAAAACACCACCAATCAAGATAATTTCATACCAAAACATAACTATGTTGTATATATTAT